CATTGCATTTGCAATCTGCTTGAGCTGTGCTGGCATCGCCTGCATTAAGGTTTTCCAGTCCTGAAGTTCGGGTTTGCCTTTAGAATAAGCCTGCTGTAATTGTTCCATGGCAGAGGCCTGTAACTCTGCGTTTGCACCGCCAGCTAAAATAGCGTTATTGAGTGCTAAGTAGATAGCAGTGGAGGCTCTCAAATTGCCGTTTGTAGCAGTAAGTCTCTGGACTGCCGTTGTAGCCTCATCTAAGGTGGTTGGAAGCCCCTCAAGTTTCTTAGCTAGGTAATTTATCGATTTCTGCGAAGTATCAGCCGAAATGCCCAAATTCTGCATCACACGAGGGAAATTATTTAGGGTATCGAAGCGTTTTACTGCACTGCCCGTACTTGCAGCGATAGCAGTCATAGCTTTCTGCGTGACAGCAGACACCGCCCCCACTACTGCACCTAGTCCGAGCATTTTCAGCCCCATGCCCTTTGCTCCAGCAGCCACACCAGCAGATGCCTTTGCTGCATGAGTTGAAATAGAATCGAGCTTGCTGTTTACTCGGTTAATCTCTTTCTGAAATTGTTCAGCCTGTGCCTTAATAAGCACGTTGACTTCATCTACTGTGTGTGCCATTGTATCTCCTAGCTAATATGTGCGTCGATATACTTGTCCAAATCGTTTGAACTTGTAAATCGTCTTGTGTTTGTCTGAGCGTGTTTCGCCGAAAATGGTTCTTTCGGGTAGTTTTTGGCATGGAACGCTGCTCGAACATAGATTCCGAGGCTATGGTTAAACATGTCTTGCATTTGGGCTTGTTCTTCTAGCCTATCTCTATAACCTCTAAGACAGTTGTCAAACTGTCCTATGGTCAGTTCCCAAAAATCCTTGAGAGAAATCCCAATCTTATAAGCTAATCGTTCGTTTTCTCGCCAGAATTCTCGGAAGCTGCGATAGATTCTACCGACTCCTTGAAGGCTTCGGCCATAGCCTTCGTCATCTCCGTCCTGATTGTCTTCGAAGTCACTGTCTTTCCTAAAAAACCCGCGTCTGCGATTCCGGACATGACTTCAACCATGGCCTTATCGACCCCTTGCTTAAATAACTCGTCGAATTCGTCTTGTGTACCACCACCAGCGATAAATAAGAAAAGCAAAGCAGAAACGGAAGGCGTAGAACTGAGTTTAGAGAGAGCATCGAAAAAACTTTCACCCATCCCTTTTTCAGCTTTAGCGATATTGGAAGCTTTGTAATTAAGTTGAACCATGATTTTATAACCTCGATTAAATAATATCTGATGTGGGATTTAGCCCTCCCACTAGGCTAGGCTTAAGCCCCTCTAGTGTAGGTGACTGCACCTGAAAGACGAAGTGTAAGTTTAAACCCATCTACGCCATCTACGGTCTTTTCACCGTACGTAAAGTTTTTTACGAATGCTTTATAAGCCATTTTGCGTTTTGCCGGTGTTTCTACTTCCCAGTCTCGAACTGCGCCACTATCAAACAGTGCACGTAGCTTTTCAATTTGGGTGTCGTCATCTACATAGCCTTCAAGGTCTTGTGAGCCGAAATCTGCTGCACCTGAGATAAACTCTTTTGCTCTGTTTGGGGAATCAAGCGTCGTAACGTCGATCTCTTCTTTCTCGCCGGTGATTTCACCGATTGAGGTTAAACCTTTAATCACGAGGTCTGCTTGTTCGCCCCCTGTTTTTTTAAGGGTGAGGGTTGAACCCATTGTTAAACCTTTTGCCATGGTTTATTTTTCCTATTTGAATTTCACTGCACTAAATCTGCAGTTAGAGTGGAAAAGCGTTCCTTCTGGATTTGGAACATCCACTGAATGTACTAGTCGATAATTGATCGTTCTCATCTTAGCCTCGACTTCACTGAGAATGCGGGATAGGTCTGTGCTTTTGTTGGTAAAAATATCTACAACAACTTCAACGTCTTGTTTTGCTATTTCATTGTCTAAGCCATATTCAGGCGTATTCTCACCAATCCAAAAGGTAATTGCCGGAACCTCATTAAACGTTGCTTGAGAGCTCTGCATGCAAGCATACCCTAAGCTTTTAAGTATCCGATAAATCTCTTCTTTTGGTTGGAACATTATTTACCTCCTAGGCTAGCCGAAATAGCTTCTTCAATCTGTTCTCTGATGTCTGCTTTAGACATTTTTAATCCTCGATACATCGGTGCTCGAGCAGGATAACCGTTGGTTTTAATAAACCTTAGCCCCTCACTAGTCTCAAGCGGGTATATCCAGGGGGTCATACGATAAGTAAACCCTTCAGTTTTCGGATGTGTACCAGCACCTTTAGCGCCGACTCCATATTCAACATACATTGCATATTCGGTGGGGTTCTTAATGCCTCCAACGACTTCTGAACCTTTAACCTCTGCCGGAATTACGGTTAGGGAGCCTCTCAATCTGCCCCCATTAGCGTATCTGTTAGTTGGAATTAAATGTTTAGTCTTCTGCTCTAGTATTGCCGAAGCCCGATTCATCCCTCTGATTAAGCTATCTAACGAGGCTGCTCGATATAGTTTCTTCTGAATATCGGAAATGCCCGAAACTTTGACAGTTATGCTCGCCATTTTACCCCCACAACCAGCTTATGGGAATCGAAGGGAAGGACTTTAGTCACTTGATAGACCACTTCTCCTATCTTGATTAAATCGTCTAATTTAACCTCTACGGAGACTCTACAAGTAATACTAACGTCAATCTTCTCAATCAGACCCATCTCGTTTTGAGTCGCTCCAAGCTCGTTATATTTAACGTTACCCTTAAAGCTAGCTTTAACTTCTGAGTCTAGGTCAGCCTGCTTAATTATTCCGCCCTCTTCGTCGACAGTTTCATCTTTATTTAAAATAGAGATGTCTTTATCGTAAAAAGTGTTAGCGATAATATCTTCTGCCTCTTTAGGAAACAACATTGCATCTCCTATATGGCTTCAAGATATTTACCACTCCTTCGAATAATTCACTGTCTAAAGCGGTAGTGACGTAGTTCTTGGTGATATTGGTAAAATTCACAGTTTGTCCGTTGTCTGACACGCTCTGAACCTTAGCCATAACATCTGCACCGATCACCTTATCTTTCACCTCTTGAATGAGATTATTGGAAACCCTAGTTGCGATTGAGACTAATCTTTCGTCATAGCTAGGGTTGCCAGTATCAAGGTTTAGATATAGAGATAAGCGATCAGCCATCTCGAGTGCCATAAAATCCACCAACTCACCATTTTCGATACTCGGATTAACGAGTTTAAGTTTTTCCTTTAGCCCTGAAATGAACTGACCCTTATCTAACATCTTATTTTCCTTGGTTTTCTTGCTTAGTTTCGTCTTTAACCTCAGCTACTTCTTCGACAGGAGCTTCTGGTTTTACTTCGTTTTCTTTCTTGGCTTTCTTTGGCTTAACCTCAGCCTTTAAGTCGGCTTCCGTGATTGGTTCGTAAATCTCTGGGTGAGACTCGAATTGTTCAATCACTACTTCATTTGAAGTGGTTAAGATTGTGCCGTCTGCCATTCTAAACATTTTTTCCATGTTTTTCTCCTAAATTAAAGAGTTGCTACTTTGAAGATTAAATCTGGAGTGACAGCTTTAGCACCAGTATTCACGAATAGTGACAGTGCATAGGCGTTGGAAAGAGGGATCTTCTCTGCATTATAGTTATTAACGAGAGCTAACTGGCCAACAGAACCGACATGCTGGACCACGATGTCTGCGGTTTGACGGACGGTATTGAGAACACGAACACCGTGGAAGAGCTCAATTGCTTCAGCCTTAGAGCCGTCATTGCCTGGAATCTTGTCAATAAGATTACGGAGCTTACCATAACCCTTAGGGCTACAAGTAATTGCGAGCTCAGAACGGTCTACGCCATCAACCCAGTCGTTGGAAACAGTTTCTGCTTTAGCAATAAGTTCTTCAACCTTGTCTTCAATAGCAGTAACAGTTGGGGTGATAGTAACTGCAGTAGCGGCAGCTTCGGGGATGCGGGAGAAATCTTTATCGAGGGAGGCTGGGAGACGGGCAG